ATCCTCAGGTGCACAATCAGCTATCGTTGGTGGACTATCCAATTCAGCTGCAGGAATTAGATCATTTATTGGTGGTGGTAACGCTAACTGTGGTACCACAACATACACAGTGGTAGCAGGTGGTACAGGAAATACATCCTCTGGATATGCTTCAGCAACAGTGGGAGGTATTACAAATACAGCCTCTGGTAATATATCATTTGTTGGAGGAGGTGTTTCAAACACTGCTAGTGGATATAGAGCCACTGTAACTGGAGGATATGGAAACGTTGCATCCACCTTACATTCATTTGTAGGAGCTGGTACTGCTAATACAGCACAAGGAATCACCTCTGTTATAGCAGGTGGTAACTGTAACTTTGTATGTAATTCTACATCTGCATGTCTAGCTTTTGGAGCAGTTGTAGTAGGAGGTGTTGGTAACAACACTACAGGAGGTACTTGGTCATTAGCTTCTTGTGCATTTACAGTGGCTCCAACAGTGTGCAATGCAGGTCCCTATTCTTTCATAGGAGGTGGTTTTCAGAATAGAGCAGCAGCTAATGCATCTACTGTAGGAGGTGGTGTTGCAAATACTGCTTCAGGTTATAGATCATCTGTTTTAGGAGGTCAAGGAAACTGTTCTATTAACAGCTATTCTACCTTAGGAGGTGGTATTAATAATACGTCTTCTGGAAATGTTTCTACAATAGCTGGAGGTAATGCTAATACAGCATCAGGAGATCATTCTACTGTTGCAGGAGGTATATCTAACACTGCTTCAGGTTATCGTGCAATAGTAGGTGGAGGTGCATCTAATACAGCCTCAGGCAATTGGTCCGCTGTATTAGGAGGAATTGCTAACAATTCAGTGGGAGGCTATTCTTTCATAGGCGCAGGTTCTAATAACAATGCTGGAGGATTACAAGCTACTGTAAGTGGTGGATATTCAAACTCAGCAGCTAACAACTATTCTACTATTAGTGGTGGATATGACAATACAGCATCAGGACTTGTTAGTTCTCTTGTAGGTGGTTTTAGAAACTTGGCTTCAGGCAATTGTAGTTTTGTTGGAGGTGGTTGTGCTAACTGTGCAACAAGTGATTATGCGTCTGTAGTAGGAGGTCAATTAAACTGTGCCACTGCAGGCTATTCATTTACTGGTGGTGGTTACAATAACAAAGCAACAAACTCACAAGCGACTGTAGCAGGAGGTTATGGCAACTTAGCTTCTGGTGCGAGAGGATTTGTGGGAGGAGGTCATACTAACACTGCATCAACATACGCTTCTGTAGTAGCAGGTGGTTATGGTAACAGAGCCTGCACAAGTGACTATTCAACAGTGGGCGGCGGTCTTGAAAATGTAGCATCAGGATGTGCTTCTGTGGTTTCAGGAGGTCAGACTAGCAATGCAACTGGAGCAAGATCTACAGTGGGAGGTGGACAGTCAAACACTGCTTCTGGTAACTGTTCATTTGTAGGAGGTGGTCAGTCTAATACAGCTTCAGGTGCATGGTCTACTGTAGGAGGAGGATGTTCTAATAATGCATCTCAGAATAGATCAGCTATAGCAGGCGGTGGTTCAAATAGTGCTACTCAACCTTTATCTTTTGTTGGGGGAGGTTATGGTAACACTTCATCAGCTACATATGCAATGATAGGCGGTGGTTATTTAAACACTGCAAGTAATAATTATTCTGCTATAGCAGGTGGTAGAAATAATGCTGCAAGTGGTGTAGCTTCATTTATTGGTGGTGGCTCTACTAACACAGCTTCAGGAAACTGTTCAACAGTAGGAGGAGGTAAAAGTAATACAGCATCAGGTATTTATTCATTCATAGGAGGCGGGGATTTAAACAGCTCTTCATGTAACAGAGCAACTATTGGAGGAGGATACAGCAACACTTCATCAGCACTATATTCTACTATTTCAGGTGGATATAAAAACTATGCACAAGGAAATAGTTCTTTTGTAGGTGGTGGGGTTTGTAATATGATTTGTTGTGCCACTGCAACCTGTTGTTCAGTAGGTGCCACTATTGCAGGTGGTGTTGGTAATAATACAAGTGGTGGAACCTTTTCAGTAGCAGGTTATTTCACCGTAGCACCAACAACTCTTTATGCGGCAGGTCAATTCTCTACAATTGGTGGTGGATTCCAAAATAGAGTGCAAGGTGCTTGTGCAACAGTTGCTGGTGGTGCAGCTAACGTTGCTTGTGGAAATAGATCGTTTATTGGAGGTGGTGATTCTAACTGTGCTACTAATGAAAGATCAGTAGTGGGCGGTGGATACAACAACACTTCATCTGGGGCTTATTCAACAGTATCAGGAGGTTATCAAAACTGTGCCACTTCAATACATTCAACTGTTGGAGGAGGTAGAGCAAATAGAGCTACAGATAGTTACACAACAGTGGGAGGTGGATGGAACAACTTAGCCTCTGCAGTAAGATCTACAATTGCTGGTGGTGAGTCCAACTGCACTCCATCAGGAGGATATGCAACTGTTGGAGGAGGTTTCTTGAATATGGCATGCGGTCAAATGGCTGTTGTTGGAGGAGGTAGAGCAAATACTGGCTCAGGGACTTATTCTGTGGTTTCAGGAGGTTGCGTTAACACTGCTTCTGGTACATACTCATCTGTGGGTGGTGGTAGAAACAACTCTGCATCTTCTACAGGTTCTAGAGTAGGAGGTGGTAGAAACAACGTATCATCTAATACAGATTCTGTTGTAGGTGGAGGAAACAGTAACACTGCATCAGGAGCACATTCAACAGTATCAGGTGGATATCAAAACGCAGCATCAGGTGCTTGTGCTACTATAGCAGGAGGTAGAGCAGGTACAGCTTCTGCCGCATACGCATCAATAGGTGGTGGTACTGCAAATTTAGCATGCGGAACTCTTTCAACTGTGGCCGGAGGCCAAAGTAATACTGCTAGTGGTGCTAGAGCTTTTGCAGGTGGAGGTCAAAATAACACTGCATCAGGAAATTATTCTACAGTAGCAGGAGGTAGAGCTAACACTGCTTCTGGTACATCAGGAGGCGGATTTGCATTCATAGGTGGAGGTTGTGGAAATACTGTATCTGGAGGTTATGCTTCTGTAGTGGTGGGTGGATGTGCAAACTGTGCTACATCTACACGTTCAACAGTAGTTGGAGGTAATCTTAATAAAGCGTTAAATGCTTCTACATTTGTAGGAGGCGGTGAAATCAACTGTGCTGTAGGTGTATTTGATGTTGTAGTGGGAGGATTTAATAATACAAATGCCTCTAGCTGTATGTCATTCATTGGTGGTGGTTGCTACAACTACATCTCAACAGGTGTTTGGCAAACACTCGTAGGTGGTATTTGTAACTGTATCACATCAGGAGGATACAACTTTATTGGTGGTGGTTATAGAAACTGTTTAATTGGTAGTGCTTCTGAATCAGCAGTTGTAGTAGGAGGTACTAATACAGTAAGTAATTCATATTCTGCAATCTTAGCAGGTTCAGCAAACACAGTATCAGGTAAGTGTTCATCACTTGCTGGAGGTAGAGCAAACAGTGTTTCAGCAGATCTATCATTTATAGGAGGTGGTCTTAGTAACACAGCCTCAGGTGCTTGTTCTTTTATTGGTGGTGGTCAAGGAAATATATCTTCAGCTGGTCTATCTACAATTGCAGGTGGATTGAACAACCGTTCATGTGGAACTTATTCAACGGTGTCAGGAGGCTATCTCAACTGTGCAACTGGTATTTTTGATGCTGTAGGAGGAGGTTGTTTTAATAGAGCATCAAATGGTTATTCAACTGTAGCAGGTGGTAATACTAACTTAGCTAATGGAGGTAGAGCTACTATAGGAGGAGGACAATCTAACTCAGCTAGTGGATACGCTTCTACAATAGCTGGAGGTAGAGCTAACACAACCTCTAATACATATTCCACTGTAGGTGGAGGATTAAGTAATCTATCATCAGGATTTGCTTCTACAATAGCAGGTGGTAGAAGTAACTGTGCCACTTCTGATGATGCAACAGTGGGAGGTGGATTAAGTAACACAGCATCTGCTTACAGAGCAACAGTTGCAGGTGGTAGAAAAAACTGTTCTACAGCTTGCCATGCTACAGTAAGTGGTGGATATGACAACGCCGCTTTATGCATTAATGGTACAATATCAGGAGGTCAGGGTAACAGAGTGTGTGGAGTTGCTGGTAGTGTTGGAGGTGGTGTATTTAACTGTGCTACAGGAGCTTGTTCTGCAATCCTAGGTGGTTGTGGTAACACTGCATCAGCTTGTTGGGCAGGTGCATTCGGTTGCAACTTAAATGCAAACGTAGCCAAGACATTCTTTACTAACAACCAATGTATATCAGGCCAGTTAGTAGTCTCTGCTTCAGGAGGAGTTCAAACAGCCTGCTTCTTTGGTTCAGGCTCAACCTTACTGTCTGTTGATGGTTCACAAGGTCGACTTCTAGAAGTAACAGACGATCTTTCTTGTTCTATTTTCTCAGCCAATACTATTGCAGGCCTTCCTGTTATAGAAGCCTTCTCTAACTATTGTGTTAGTCTAGGACAGTACAATGGTCACAAGTTCGAGGTGACTTGTAGATCTATCAGAGGTGGTAAGTGTAATACTGCATCAGGCATATACAGTTTTGTAGGAGGAGGTTGTTGTAATACGGCATCAAACTATTATTCATTTGTTGGAGAGGGAACATTTAACACCGCATCAGGAGTTAGAGCTACTATTGTTAATGGATCACAAAACTGTGCTTCAGCCAACTGCTCAATTATTGTAGGAGGCTCTAGTAATACCGCTTGTTCTGGATTTGCTTCTATAGTAGGAGGCGCACTTCATACCGCTTCAGGATATGGTTCATTTATAGGTGGTGGACTATGTAACCGTGTAACAACAACCTATTCAACTATCCCTGGTGGTAGACAAAACTGTGCTAATAACACTTATTCATTTATAGGCGGTGGTTATCTTAACTGTGCTACAAACACTTATACGACTATATCTGGTGGTTATAGTAACGTAGCTTCTGCTGCTTATTCAACACTATCTGGTGGATACAATAATACTGCTTCTGGTACATACTCTGTAGTCGGAGGAGGATTTACAAACTGTGCTACTTCAACAAGAAGTACTGTAGCTGGAGGTATGAATAATAGAGCTACTGCTCCTAGAAGTACAGTTGCAGGAGGAGAAGCTAATACATCATCAGGATACTACGGATTTGTAGGTGGCGGCTTATATAACTGTGTTACATATACTCATACAACAATTGGTGGAGGTTGCCGTAACTGTGTCATAGGATGTTCTACTTCAGGTGTAATTGCAGGTGGATCTTGCAATACTATTAGTGGCTACGGTAATGATTCTGGTATATTAGGTGGTTTTGCTAACTGTGTTAACAGTCACGCTAACGCACATATCATTGGATCATGTATTACTAGTACAGCTCAAAACTACACCTTTGTAAATAACTTATGTTGTACAGGTGGCGGTCTTTCTGACTGTCGTGTTAAAAACACAATTGAGCCTGTTAGATTCAGTCTTAATGAACTTACCAAACTTCAACCAGTTAGCTATTGTTGGAATGGTGATACATCATGCCATAAGAAGTACGGCTTCTTGGCTCAAGATGTACAACAAGCAATGTCTTGTGTGGTTACTTGCAATCAACTACACCGTCTAGGTCCTAATGGTACACAAGTACTTGGAGGAGATGGTGAACCACTTCTTGCCTTTGAAAAAGATGCAATCTATGCTTCATACATCAATGCCTTCAAAGAGTTGAAACAAGAGAATGATCAGCTGAAAGCTAGAATAGAAGCAATAGAAGCCATACTCAAGAAAAATAACCTGTTATAAACTACAACTAACACATATTTATTAATAAGCAAAATAAACTTAACTAACTATGATCTTCGGTAAAATTAACCCAGTAGCTACAGTATATCAACAAGCCACTCCATTTGGAACTACAACTGTAACTGGTTCTTACATGACTGCTATAGCTCGCCCATACGTTCTAGGAGCTAACCAAGTTAACTTCCAAGTTGTTTATGGTAACTGTACTTTTGACACAGGATCAGGTGCTGTTACTAACTTCCAACAAGTGTTCAGCGATAACGTAGTACTTTCTGGAAGTGTTATCACTACTTGGGGTGAAGACGATACTGTTATCTTAGACGCTATTGCTGACCAGCAAGGAACTGAGGTTACTCAGGTTGTTTCTGGAAGTAACAATATGATGTTCTAAAATAAATTTTTTTCTTTCAACCAGTTTTTGTATATTTAGGTTATGAACATAATCTTCCAAATAAATGGAGGTATTGGTAAGTGTGTTATGGCCACGGCTGTTTGTGAAGCCATAAAGAAAAAATACCCCGACTCTAAGCTTATCGTAGTCTCTGGCTACGCTGATGTATTCTTGAATAACCCCCATGTATATAGGTCATACCAATACGGGGGTATTTCTTATTTCTATAGTGAGTATATTGATGGGCATGACTACAAGATCTTTGCCCATGATCCTTATGTACAAACAGAGTATGTAGAACAAAAAGAGCACCTGATCAAAACATGGTGTGAGATGTACGATGTGCCTTATAATGGTGAACAGCCTAAGATCTATTTGACAGGCCGTGAAGTCAAGTTCTTCGAGAACAAGTTCACGTCAGACAGACCGATACTACTACTTCAAACTAATGGTGGAGCTCAAACAGAGCATAAGTATAGTTGGGCTAGAGACATTCCTTCTAGTGTAGCAGTTAAGGTGATAGACCACTTTAGACTAGAGTATAATGTAGTTCATATTAGGCGTGATGATCAAAATCAGTTTGAAGGCACATTCGGTGTCTCAGACACATTCAGAGCGCTTTGCGTATTGATCTCCATGTCCAGTAAAAGACTGTTGATTGATAGCTTTGCCCAACACGTAGCGGCTTCTATGAACCTCCCATCAACTGTGTGTTGGATAGCTAATTCACCTAAAGTGTTTGGCTACACTATGCACAACAATATATTAGCAAACCCTTTTACCACTAAGCCTGAACTTAGGAACAGTTACTTTGGTAAATTCAATATAGCTGGAGACTTGCTTGAGTTTCCTTATAACCACGAAGACGAGATCTTCGATGTAGACAAGATAATCAAATCGATAGAACAACTATAAACTGTTATGGAAAGACTATTTCATCAATCTTCACTGCCTAGAGCAGGTTCAACTCTTCTGCAAAACATTCTGGCACAGAACCCAGACATTTATGCTACACCTACTTCAGGCGTATTAGAATTAGTGTTCGCAGCTAGAGGTAATTACACAGATTCACCAGAGTTTAAAGCGCAAGACGCTGAAGTAATGAAGAAGGCGTTTCTAGCCTTTTGTACTCAAGGTATGAAAGCATACTACGAAGCTATTACAGACCAAAAGTATGTGATCGACAAGTCAAGAGGCTGGGGTATACACTACGACTTCTTGAACCTATTAAACCCTGAGCCAAAGATCATTTGCATGGTTCGTGACCTTCGTGACATTTTTGCATCAATGGAGAAGAACTATCGTAAGAACCCTGACAAACAAGACCCTATTCTTAACTGGGCACAGATGAGTGGAACAACTGTACCAAAACGTATTGACATTTGGGCACAGAATCCACCTGTAGGTATGGCGATTGAAAGACTAGGTGAGATCTTTAGAATGGGAATCGATAGCAAGATGTTGTTCGTTAAGTTCGAAGACCTTTGTTTATACCCAGAACAACAGATGCACAGAATATACACTTATCTAGACATACCATTTTATTCACATGACTTCGATAATATCGAGCAAGTAACAAAAGAAGACGACGAAGTATACGGAGCGTTTGGTGATCACGTTATCAGAACTAAGCTAGAGCCAGTGCCTTCTAAGGCAAAGACACTACTTGGCAAAGATGTAACAGATTGGATCTACAATACATACAAATGGTACTTCGATCAGTTCGGTTATAAAAAGTAACACATGATTATATCTTTATTTGGCCAACCACATTGTGGTAAAACAACATTGGCTAAGCAGTTAATTTCTACTCAAACATTCGATCAATACTGGAATATTGATGGCGATGAACTAAGAAACATATTCAAGAACAAGAACTTCACAAGAGAAGGTCGTATTCAGAACTTGAATAGAGCAAGTGATATTGCCCACTACATGAATAGTATAGGCTCAGCTGGTATTATATTATCATTGATATACCCATACAAAGAAGCAAGAGACTATTTAAACAGTCTAACTGACGAAGTTAGATGGGTGTATCTAAGTTATAATGGTGAACGTGGTCGTGAGAATTATCACGTAAAAGACTTTGAACTACCACAAGAAAGTGAGAGAGTGCTTCACTTAAATACAACAGAACTAACTCCTCAAGAGTGTATTGAATCAATCGAAAGGTATGTCTACAATAACTAATGTACATGAATGTCCAGGTTGTAAGATACCAAAAGGTTGGGGCCATGAACTAATCATACACAATTCTGACAAGTATTGTGGAAAGGTTTTAGTATTCAACAAAGGTTGCAAATTTAGCATGCACTACCATTTGTTAAAGCAAGAAACGTGGTACGTCAATAAAGGATCATTCAAATATAGATGGATTGATACAGAAAAAGGTGAGACTCTAGAGACAACACTCAAGCTAGGAGATGTTGTAACACAGTATCCAGGAATGCCTCATCAATTAGAGGCTTTAGAAGATGGAGAAATATTCGAAGTTAGCACTCAGCACTTCGACTCAGATAGTTATAGAATATGGAAAGGAGACTCACAATCTACGTAGACATAGACAATACTATTTGTCTTACACCTGATGATGTTCATTATAGCCAATCTCTTCCTATCAAAGAGAATATTGACAAGATCAATAAGCTCTATAGAGAAGGACACACTATAGTCTATTGGACAGCTAGAGGCATGAGAAGTAAAGTTGACTACACAGAGTTAACAGAAAAGCAGTTGAAAGAATGGGGATGCAAATACCATCAACTGATCATGAATCATAAACCAGCTTACGATATGCTGATATGTGATAAGACAAAACGTATAGAAGAACTATGAAAAAGGTTTGGACAAACGGTACATTCGATGTTCTACATGTTGGCCATTTAAAGTTGTTAGAGTACGCAGCTTCATTTGGTCAATTAACTGTAGGAATAGACTCTGATAAAAGAGTAAAAGAGTTGAAAGGACTAGACAGACCTTTTAACAATACATTAGACAGAAAGTACTTTTTAGAGTCAATCAAGTTTGTTCACAACGTAGTTGTATTTAACTCGAGAGAAGAGTTGATCAATATGGTAAAAGACTTTGAGCCTGACTATATGGTAATAGGAAGCGACTATATTGACAAACCTGTCTTTGGTTCAGAATACGCAAAAGAGTTATTGTTTTTTGACAAGTTAGAACAGTACTCGACTACAACGATATTAAGCTATGAAAAAGATATTAGTAATAGGTGATTTTTGTATTGACTGTTTTATATATGGCAAAACTGAAAGGCTGAGCCCAGAAGCACCTGTTCCAGTATTTGTGCCTACACAAAGTAAAATAAACGATGGTATGGCTGGAAATGTTGCTACTAACTTAACAGCAATGTCTACAGAATATCATGTTGAACTATACCATCAAGATGAGGTGATCAAGAAGACCAGGTATATTGATCAGAATACTAACCACATGTTTTTACGTGTAGATGAAGGAGAAGATTCTATAACACCTCTAGTGTTGACTGAAGAAGTTACTAAGAGAATACAAGAAGCAGAAGCTGTGGTTATTAGTGATTATAATAAAGGGTACCTTGACCTTGAAACAATTAATCAGATAGGTAAACTGGCTAAAAGATCTTTTTTAGACACTAAGAAGAAAATTAACTCGGATACGATAGAAAGATTTACATTTATTAAACTAAACGAAGAGGAGTTTAAGAAGAACATGACTGATGATCCTGAGAAGTTAAAGAAGATAATCGCAACACTTGGTAGTAGAGGTGCACAGTATATGGGTAAGTTATACCCTGTAGTTGCAAAAGAAACAATAGACGTATCAGGAGCAGGTGACACATTCTTATCTGCTTTTGTACTAAAACACTTAGAAACTAATGATGTAGAGATAGCAATAACATTTGCTAACAAGATGAGTTCAATTGTTGTATCAAAGAAAGGAGTAGTAACACCATGAGAGCATTAATAACAGGACATAAAGGGTTTATTGGCTATAACTTGAAAAAGATGTTAGAAGCCAAAATGGACCGTTATATATATGGTCTAGATGAAGAGTTGTTTGATTCACCTAATTGGAAAGAAGACCTTGAGTCATACATATATAGACAACAGCCTGACATTATATTTCATGTAGGAGCTTGTGCAGATACTATGAATCAAGACGTAGAATACATGATGACTAGAAACTATGAGTCAACAGTTATTATGTCTAATTTAGCAAAGATACACGATATACCTTTTATATATAGTTCATCTGCCGCTAACTATGGTGATGTAAATGGGAATCGCAATTTATATGCTTGGTCTAAATACGCAGCAGAAAAACATGTAGTAGCAAACTATCAAGTAGCACTACGATACTTTAATGTGTATGGTCCTGGTGAGGGTCATAAAGGTAAGATGGCTTCCGTTGCACACCAGATGTTTAATAGACATAAAGCTAAACAACCTGTACAACTATTTCCAGGTCGTCCTCAAAGAGACTTTATTTATATTGATGATGTAGTGTCTGCTAATATTGAGGCTATGGTAGGATACCACGAACTACGTGGTGATTGGTATGATGTAGGATCTGGTGAAGCCAACACGTTTGAGTCTGTCTTAGAACATTTAAATATACCTTATACATACAAAGATAAATCAGAGATGCCTGATAACTATCAAATGTATACAAAGGCAGATCAACGTAAAATGCTACCAGGTTGGATTCCTAAATTTACACTAGAACAAGGACTAAAAAAGTACAAAGAATATCTATGCAAAACTATTTAGCAAAAGCTCAGAGTAAGTCAGGCAAATATGCAATGTTTATTGGCCGTTGGCAGCCTTGGCATGATGGCCACCGTTGGTTAATTGACCAAGCCTTAAATGAAGACAAGAAAGTGTTGTTGTGTGTTCGTGATGTTCCTACAAGTGAATCTAACCCATGGACAGCAGATCAAATACTATTAAACTTGGCTGACGCACTAAAAGATCTTATCGAAGAAGGCCGTGTTCACATCATGAAGATACCTGATATTGAGTCTATTAATATTGGCCGAGGTGTTGGTTATGATGTAATTGAGCATGTGCCACCTCAAGAGATTCACGATATATCAGCTACCAAGATCAGAGAGCAAATGAAGCAAGAAGGAAAGCTATGACAGTACAAAAGAAAAGGCATATTGCCAAAACGATCAGCTACCGTATAGTCAGCACCTTGATAGGATTTCTAATCATGTGGGCTGCCACAGGATCTGTTAAAATAGGAGCTGCTTTCGGTATAGCAGAGCTAGTATATAAGCCAATCCAGTACTACCTTCATGAGAGGGTCTGGTACAAATGGATCAAGTACGGCCTGAAGCAGGACTAGCGTTTTTACTAGATTCACGTATATTTATATATAAACCCATAGACATGAAAATTTTACTTATCGTTGTTGCAATTGCTCTAGTAGCTACTTTCATCCTAATGAAGAAAGGTAAGATCAAAGACGCCGATGGTAACAACATCCCAGATGCTCTAGAAGACGCAGCTAAAGAAGTTAAAGAGGTAGTAAAGAAAGCTAAGAAGACTGCCACTAAGAAGAAAGCAACTAAAGAATAATCAAATAATATGGCAACAGTTACACTAAAGAACTCAGAGTTTTTAAACCTCGAATCTGAGATTAATGGATTGATCAATCAACAAGAGAACAGATTGATCTTGAGAGGTCTTATCAACGAGAACATGAAGCTATCTACCAAGATCAAGCTTTCTGACCTTACTAAGAAATTAGCCGTAGAACTTAATGCTATCGCAGAAAAGAGAAACGAGCTAGTTGTTAAGCATGGTGAGGCTCAAGAGGACGGAACAACTTTCGTTCCTATGTTCATCAACATTCAAACTAACGAGCAAGGTGAAGTAGTATCAAGAGATGCTAACCCTAAGTTTGAAGAGTTTCAAAAAGAGTACCAACCTTTCTTGAATGAAGAGAAGCAGTTCGAATGCGAACTATTCACTCAACAAGACCTAGAAGGTGCATACTCAGAGTTTAACTACCCTACTTTTTACAAGTTAGTTAAATCAGAAGAATAAATTGACTTTTTGTTTTTAATATAAACAACAATGGCTCTCTTTTATTAGAGGGCCATTTTACATATTTATAATAACAATTGTTATGGGAAAGCTAACCGACACAGAACTCCAATTAGTTCAGCTAATAAAAAGAGACGCTTTAGAAGTGGCCTCTACTTTAGGTGAACTTAGTTACCAAAGAATGACTATCGATCTTTTAATTGACGAAGAGAAGAAAAAGGTCAAGGATATCAAAGAAAGAGAGGCGAAGATCTTAGATGAACTCAAAGAAAAATACGGAAACGTCTCCATAAATATCGAGACTGGAGAATTTCAATAAAGTGTTTCAAAAAAGTTTTGATATTTATTACTAGATAAAAATCATATAAATGGCCGAAACACTTCTTAGCCCAGGAGTTTTCTTGAATGAAAACGATCTATCACAAATAACCTCGGGTCCAGTTGCAGCCGGCGCTGCACTTATGGGTCCTACAGTAATTGGTCCAGTTAATATTCCAACATTAGTAACTTCATACTCACAGTACAAAGCTATCTTTGGTGCTGCGTTCGTTTCTGGAGGTGCTAATTTTGAATACCTAACATCTATTGCTGCCCTTAACTACTTTGAACAAGGTGGTGAGTCTTTGTTAGTAACTAGAGTTGCCTCTGGTTCTTATACAGCAGCAACAGCATCAGTTTCTGGATCTAACGGAATAGAGTCATTTAAACTAGAAACTCTTTCTGTAGGTACAATAATGAATAACGTAAACGGTAATACATTAGGTACTAACGGATCTCTTCCATCTGGTTCTTCTGCCAACGTTCGTTGGGAAGTAACTGGCGTAGACACTGGTTCTGGTGTTTTCAGTCTTGTTATCCGTCGTGGTGATGACTATAATAATAGTAAGACTATTCTAGAAACATGGAATAATCTATCTCTAGATCCTAATCAAAATAATTATATTGCTTACGTAATAGGAGACCAAACTCAAACTATTCGTCAAGATTCAACTGGAGACTACTACTTGCAAACTACAGGTTCTTATCAGAATAATAGCTTGTACGTTCGTGTATCTTCTGTTAATCAGCCAACTCCTGGTTACTTTAACCAAGTTGGTGTTGCTCAAAATATGTATACAGCGTCACTACCAACTCTTGGTTCAGGTTCATTAAATGGAGCTTTTGGCGGTGCCGCAGGAGTTATTTTCGGTTCTTTTGGAAAGGCTCCTCTTAACATGTTTGAGAACATTCCAAATGTTGCTTCTACAGTAGCAACTCCAACAACTAACATTCAAGGTGTTCACCCTGCTGACTATAATGTAGCTATCAACCTTCTTGAGAATACTGATGCGTACGACTTCAATGTTGTTTACGCTCCAGGTTTGACTAGCGTAAACGCTGCAACTCAAGTATCTGATCTTTTACTTTTAGCTCAAGGTCGTGGCGACAATATTGCTGTTGTTGATATGGTTGGATATGGTCAACAAATAAATAGTGTTATTGGTCAAGCTGTATCTTATGACAACTCATACGGTGCAACTTACTGGCCATGGGTACAGATTCGTTCACGCGAAACTGGTAAAGTTAACTTCGTTCCAGCTTCTACATTAGTACCAGCTGTTTACGAATACAATGATAAAGTATCTGCAGAATGGTTTGCTCCAGCAGGTCTTAACAGAGGTTCTCTTTCAACTGTACTTCAGCCAGAAAGAAAGATCGGTGTAAATGATCGTAACGTTCTATATCAAGGAAAGGTTAACCCAATCGCTACCTTCCCAGGTGTTGGAACAGTTATCTATGGTCAGAAGACTCTTCAACAGAAGCCTTCTGCTCTTGATCGTGTAAATGTAAGTCGTCTATTGATCGCTCTTAAATCTTATATCGGTCAATTAGGTGAGCAGATCGTGTTCGAGCCAAACACTCAAGTAACTCGTAACAAGTTCTTAAGCCAAGTTAATCCTTATCTTGAGTCTGTACAACAGCGTCAAGGTCTATATGCCTTCCAAGTTGTAATGGACGAATCTAATAACACTCCAGATGTAGTAGATCGTAACCAATTAGTTGGTACAATTTATCTACAGCCAACTAAGACTGCTGAATTCATCCAACTTGACTTCAACATTCTTCCGACTGGTGCAACATTTGGTCAATAATATAAAATAAACCACAGATGAACGATAATACTATATTAAGAATCAAAGTACCAGCTCACTTATACGAGAGTGTAAAAGAGCAGTTGACCCTATCTGAAGCCAAAAAAGGTAAGCATAATCTTGGCGCTGGTATGGAGTTAGTTAAAGAAAAGAAAATGAAGGCTCCAAAAGACGGCATGAAGAAAGTAGAAGAAGTAGAACAAGTTCAAGAAGTTGATCAAGTTGAAGAAGGTGTAATGGACATGCTTCGCGCTGCTTCTGATAAAATCTTTTATAATCCAGCAGTTGTAGATGCACCAAAAGATGTAGTTAAAGCTTGTATCGAAGATGCTAACTCTCAAAAGAAGTCTAATCCTAAAGTTGATAGAGACAATCTTATCGTTAATTGCTTGAAGAGTAAAGGTGCCGCTTTCAAAGCTAGTCAAACTACAGGTATTGCTGAAAAGAAAGACAGAACAATGGATGAGTTGAAGAAGGCTAAAGACATGCTCGAGATGAAAATCAAGAAAATGGAAGAGAGCCTCAACGAGAAGAAGCACAAAGAAGAGGAGAAAGAAGAAAAACAATAATTTAGTTATTGAATATTTATAGTAAGAAACTAAATCGCATATACAATGCCAGTATTGGATCCAAATGAAATAATGTTCACAGCGTTTGAACCTACAGTATCAAACCGCTTTATCATGTACATCGATGGTATTCCATCTTACATGATCAAGAAGGCAGACGCTCCTGGTGTTACTCTAAATGAGATCAAGTTAGATCACATCAATGTTTACCGTAAGATCAAAGGTAAAGCAGAATGGCGTGATATGACTTTGTCTCTTTATAACCCAATCTCTCCATCTGGCCAACAAGCTGTGATTGAGTGGGTACGTCTACACCACGAATCTGTAACAGGCCGTGATGGTTACTCTGACTTTTACAAGAAAGATCTTAACCTATCTATCCTAGGACCAGTAGGTGACATTGTAAGTGAGTGGATCATCAAAGGTGCTTTCATTAAAGAAGCTACTTTTGGTAACTACGACTGGTCAACATCAGATCCAACTGAATTGACTATGTCTATCGGAATGGACTATTGCGTGTTAAATTACTAATACGCTACTTATACCTCCAAAAAGAAAGGCCCCTTACTAGGGGCTTTTTTTATTTTGGTAAATTTAGTATTCATATATTTATATATAAAAGACAATAGTTTATGAGTGAACAAAAGTTTACGGTACCTACAGAAATGATCGACCTTCCAAGTAAAGGTCTTATCTACCCAAAAGAGAATCCACTATCTTCAGGCCAAGTTGAAATGAAGTATATGACGGCAAAAGAGGAAGACATCCTTACAAATGTCAACCTGCTTCGCCAGGGCCTCGCCATCGAGAAGATGCTAAAGAGCCTAATCAAATCACCTATCAACTACGAAGACCTAACCTTGGGTGACAGGAATGGCTTACTAATAGCCGCTAGAATTCTAGCCTACGGTAAAGACTACACTTTTAAGTATACTAACCCTAGTACTGATGAAGAAGAGAAAGTAGAAGTTGATTTACAGACTCTAAAGTATAGAGAGTTAGATTGGTCTAAGTTTGGTAACAAGAACGAGTTCGGTTTCACTCTACCCTATTCTAAGAACGAAGTAACGTTCAAGATCTTGACAGTAGCTGATGACAAGAAGATTGATGAAGAGATCAAAGGTATGAAGAAAGTTGTAGGCCAAGATGCTGGTATCTTGTCTACCAGACTTAAGTATCAGATCACATCTGTTAACAATGATTATTCTGTTAAGTCAATTCGTGATTTTATTGATCAAGGATACCTTTTATCTAGAGATTCTATTGCACTCAGAAAGTATATTGCTGATATAACCCCAGATATCGATACAACAGTATCATTTACTTTGAAAGACTCTACCGAAATACAAACAACCCTACCGATGGGTGCAGAGTTCTTTTTTCCCGGGAGCGGACTATAGGTCCGCATTCATGACAGAATGCTTTGAACTCACCTACCATGGTGGAGGAGGTTTTAGTTACTCCGAAGTATGGAATATGGACGTGCCTAAACGTAGGTTTAACCTCAAGAAGATCAATGAGTATCTAGAGAAGGTTGAAGAGATGCGTAATGAAGGCCAAAAGAAAGTCACCGAGAAGACAGACGTATCTAAAATCAAACTGCCAGACTTTGTCAAAAAGCCTGAAGAGCCTACCTTTGTATCTAAGGTAAAAACCAAAAGGTAAATATTTATTCGTAAGCAGTATAATGTAAATGCCACCACCTATTCCACCAACAGGACCTCAGAATACACCGCAAGGACAAGATCCTCAAGCGTTGAGGCAGACTTTAAGGCAGCTATTAGATGATCAAGGAGATTATAATAATCTCTTGAAAAATGCTATAGCTGATCTTAAGAGAATGGATACTGCATACTCTAAAATTGAGGCTAGACTTAACTCTCTAAATAAAGATAGTGTTAATGTAAAACAGGTTAACCAAGAGTTACTTAGATTAAGACAGAAAGAATTTTTAGAAGGAAAGAAACTTTCTGATTTAGAAAGAGAAGTTTCACAAACTGCTAAAGATAGTTTAGATAGAGCTAGAAGAACAGCAGAAGCACAGAAAACAAGATTGGCCGCACAAGGCAGATCTTTTGATGTAGAGAAAGCTATGATGGGCATTCTGAAGAATCAAGGAGATCTTGAGGCTATCAGTTTATATACCCAAGAAAAACAACTAGAAATAGCTAAAAAGCAAACAGAAGAAGGAGAAAAAGAATTAGCTCTAGAAAAGCAATTAAATAAAGAAATAGGAGTTAGTGGGGCTGCATTTAAATTATTCTCTGATAAATTAGGAATAGGAACGGAGTTTTATTCTCAGATGGTAACTAAAGCAAGACAGTTACAGTCTGAAGGGAAAAAGATAACTTTCTTAGATAAATTAAGTATATTAGGAAAAGCAGGTGCTGCTGGTTTAAAAGAAGCTATAACAGATCCTTTGACCGCAATACCTTTAGCCGGAGCCGCTATAGGAGGGATTGTTAGCGGATTAAAATCTGTATTTGATTATATAGTAGGAATACAAGATCAAACTGTAAAGTTTGCAAGAGCCATGAACCTTTCAACAGGTGAAGCTAGAGCAATTAAAATGGAGTTTGCTAGTCTTAGTATTTCTTCTGGAGACTTATTCATCAATAGCCAAAAGATGGTTGAGTCTCAAATGGAATTAGCTGATGCTTTAGATGTAACAAATAGACTTACTAATGAACAGTTAGCTACTAACATTAAGTTAAGAGATATAGCAGGCCTTGACTTAGAAACAAGAAAAGGTATAGTTGAAGCGTCAACATTAACAGGCCAATCTTCAGAAGGTATAACTAAATCTGTTTTATCACAAGTAGCAGGTTTAAAACAAGCAACAGGAATTAGTTTTAATTATCAGAAGATTCTTAAAGAAGCATCTAATTTAGGTGGATATTTAGGTTTATCTTTCTCTAAATACCCGTCTCAATTAACTAAGTCATTAGTTGCTGTTAAGTCAATGGGCATAGAATTGAAGCAGTTAGACTCTATAGCTGATTCATTCTTAGACTTTGAATCTTCTATATCAAAAGAGTTCGAAGCTCAATTATTAACTGGAAAAGATATTAACTTAACTAAAGCTCGTGAAGCTTTCTTGAACAATGATCTTGCAACTGCTGCTAAAGAAATAACAACTCAAGTTGGATCTGCTCAAGACTTTTTAAAGTTAAATCGTATACAAGCTGAGTCTCTAGCCTCTGCATTTGGCATGTCTAGAGATCAAATGGGAGACATGTTGAAGCAACAAGAGTTGTTAGGTAAACTAGGCGCAAAAGATCTTAAAGATGCACAAGCAAAAGTACAAGCATTAAAAGCGCAAGGTAAATCTAAAGAAGAGATCATTAGACTTACTGGTGAAGAAGCTTATCAAAACTTAACAAACGCCTCTCTTCAAGAAAAGATCGGCGGTTTTATGGAAAAGATAAAACAATCAATAGCTGACTTTGTAGAGAAAAGTGGTATTATAGAAAAGATAGAAGGCTTTTTCGAATATATTTCTAAGCCAGAAAATATCAAAGCTGTTATAAGTAAACTTAGAGACTTCTTTGCTTTTGCAGTTGAAGCTGTTTTAGGAATTGCTAACGGTCTCATAAATGCTATAGACTTTATAACTTTTGGTTTTGGTATAGATGAGAGTTTTGAAAGAAAATTTGAAGCATTTGCAAAAGATGCTCCTAACAGAATTAGATCATTAGGTGGAGACTTTGGTGGAGTTAGTGTTGGAGATAAAGCCGCTACCTCAACAACGACTAATAATGTAACATCTACAACTCAAGATAACATGAGCATGGCTAGAGGATCTGGTAACCAACCTAAAGTATATGTAATGGTAACCGTAGATCCTATAACAGGTAAGTCTGTAGAGAAAGTTGTGACTCAAGAATATTTTGAAACACAATTTGGCCAAATGGCAAAATAATAGTATAAATGCCTCTAATAGATCTACAAACAAACCTTAAGAACCTAAGGTTCGGTAATGATAGACCAGGATATGGTTCGTCAGGCCTACCTTATATTCAAACCATAATGCCAGATACACCTAATGCAACTGGCACAGTTCAACCTATCTATAGACCAGGTTCAACTGGAGGTTTAGACTTCCCTATTAGAGGAGGTCAATTAGAGTTTAACTTAGGTACACAATCATTTACTGTATCTAGTAGAATAGACAGATCAAGAATCAGAAAGTTTTTTGAAGATAAGCCTAGAGGCACTGCTTTTATTCAAAAGCAAGTAGGTCTACAATTATCTAACCCTAAGATCGAAACAGGTAACACTTTGTTTGGTATTCCTCAAGGGCTTCCTTATCCTGGCTTATTAGAGAACACTAGAGTATATAACTTAGGTGCAAATACTTTAGCTCAAGTAGGAGTATCTGGAACAGGTTTTCACGCTAATAGAGCAGGTTTAGTGCCATTTAATCCATTTGAGAAGTTCTACTATTCAATAGTAAATGCTCAAAACGTAAATAATCAGAAAGCGTCTAATAGGCTATATAATCTTTTAGGCCTTAAGATGACTACAGGAGATCCTTTCGCAAACCCTGCAAATGTTCCAGATATTAACTTAGTAAACACTTTAGGTATATCACTTAACAGAAATTTGATATATCAATATTTAGGAGGGCCTAATTCTGTTTATGGTATTGGTACAACTACTATTGCAAGAGCTGTAGATACAACTAAATTAGTTTCTTCTTTTGCAATGAATTATGATCAATTATTACAACAGAAGTCTAATTTAAATAACCCTAAGCCAGAGCTTCAAGACTTTAGAAAAAAGATTAATGATGCTCAAGGATCTGTTATTTTTCCTAATACATGGACTAAAGAACAATCCGTAGACTACAAATTCTTTGTTAATAAAAAAGATAAACTAAACTTAACCTATCCTTTCTTATTTAGAAATGATCAAGCACCTTGGGAAGTTTATCAAGATGAAACACAAGATCTTGTTAAATTTGTTTTTGAGGCTATCTCTAATGATGCACCTACTTATTCAACTGCAATATTCTTTAGAGCATTTTTAACTGCAGGTATAACTGATACTAATTCAGCTCAATTAAACGCATTTAAATATATTGGTAGAGGTGAAAACTTCTATACTTATCAAGGCTTTGATAGAACGATAGGCTTCTCTTTTAGAGTAGCTGCTCAATCTAGAGAAGAACTTAGACCTTTATATAATAAGCTCAATACACTTTTAGGTCAAGTTTATCCAGACTATAGTCCTAATCAAGGTATAATGAGAGCGCCTGTTGTTCGTGTAACAGTAGGAGACTATTTATATCGTGTTCCTGGCTTCTTAGAATCAATCAATCTAACTGTAGACAATAATACGCCTTGGGAGATTAATTTAGAAAATGATCAATCTGGTGAAATTGCACAATTACCTCAAGTAATAGATGTGACTGTTTCATTTAAGCCTATTATGGACATACTTCCTAAGAGACCATCAGTTACTTCTACTACAACTTCTAGAGTTAATACTGAAGCTAATACTGCAACTGATGTTGAAACAGTTACAACTAATGTGGCTGCATTAATTGCAAATGTTCCTAAGTCGTCTCCTAATGATCCTACTACTTTTATTAAGCCAGTTTATCAACAACAAACTGAATTAGGAACTAGACAAGCTACAGCTCAAGAAGCATCAAGATTGAGAAATGTAAATGTGCCTCCTCCAACTCCTCCAAGAATTCCTGCAGTACCAAATAATATAGTCATACCTACAAATCGATGAACTACAGATATCAAAATATAGAAGTAATAAAGTTAGCAGCCACAGGTAGTCAATACTATGTAAATAATATTTATCCTGAAATACCGCCTACTAATGACGATAATTACGTTATTACAGTATTAGGTGATAGATTAGACCTGTTGGCTTTTGATTTCTATGGTGATTCTAGCTTTTGGTGGGTAATTGCTTCTGCAAATGCACTACCAGGAGATTCACTAGTAGTAGAACCAGGAACACAACTTCGTATACCAGTAGATTTGGCAGGCGCAATTAACACATATAAACTAGTAAACGCTACGAGATAGTTATGCCTTTTGATAGTAATAAGATATCAAATATTCTAGGCAGCAAAATTCCACAATGGTTAATAAACCAGTTAGGAACTAGAGCCTCGCAAGGAGCTAAAGATGTTAGAGACAACGATAACATTTTATTTATAGCAAATAAAACTGCGTGGATTAGGCTTGTTTCTTCTGTTGATATTATAAACCCATCAGATGTAGAATACTTTAGAAGAGTAGTCGGTGATAGTATAAAAAATAAAGAGGACCTTGCTAAACAGTTTGTTTTGTTTGGAGGTACATCAAAATACTTAAGAGAGAACTCGTATCAACAAAGATCAGGTCTTGGTAAAGACGGTGCTTATGGCATATTAGGAAATGATGAGATTCAACAGTTTGGTTATAGACCGATGCCAGGTATTAATTCAGTTAGTATTGACACTCAAGGTAAGTTAGGTTCTCTTAGATCTGCAACTATCAGTTTTAAATGTTGGGATAAAGCGCAGTTAGACATTATCGACGCTCTTTATTTTAAGCTTGGTTTTACCATGTTCTTAGAGTGGGGACAAACGTTTTTCTATCCTCAAGGAAGTGACAGAATTCAATCGTCTGAATTATATTCAATAGATCCTTTTAGAAAGAACTTAACTAAAGAAGAGATAGCCATACAAATAAGTAGAAACATCAGACAGTCTGAAGGTAACTACGATGCTCTTCTTGGAATGGTGACTAATTTTAATTTTACTTATAATCAAGATGGAGGATATGACTGTACTCTTAAACTAATGGCTCTTGGTATATTAGGAGATGCTATTAAGATCAATAATCCAAAGGATCTACCTAATATATTATCAGAAGAAATTAGACAGTACAACAACACGCTTGTACAAATTGCTCAAGCTGAAGAAAAAGAAAGGCAAAGACTAGCAGAAGAAGAAGCTAGAAAGAAAAAAGAACAAGAAGAAGCGTCTCAAGAATCTCTGCTCAAGTACTTAAATAAAGAGATTAATAAAGTAGATGCAGAACCAAATGCTCAACAACAGTTAAAAATAGTTGAAAAAGCAGGTATCGCAAACTCTGAAGCAGTTAGTGCTACTAATTTTGATTACTTCTATGATGTAAAAAATAGAAGTTGGTCACTAATAGTTCCTAGATTAGGAGCACTAATACCTAGAGAAAATACAACAGATTTAGTAGAATCAATTAACATAGACACAACTAAACTATTCAATAAAGTTCAAGTATATTTTGATTCATTCAATAGATTTTCTACAACTAGAACTCCTGCTGTTAATGTAAATGCTACAAATCCTCTTTCAATAGAATCTTTAGCTCAGATATCTCAGAACTTACCTTTAGAAGTTAGAATGTTTAGAGCGTCTGTTCAAAGTGAGTCTACTAGAGATACTAGAAGAAGAATTACTTTTTCTTATTCTGGAGCAAATGGCAAAAAGTATCCGGTAGGAATCAAAGTAGAATTTGATAATGTAAATCCTCAATTTTCAAGAGATAGCATAAATGCAGAAGAGGTTTATACTAAAGCTATAAACCAGATAAAACAAGACGGTAATTTTACTGTATCAAATCTTACACTAGGTATAGCGACACTAAAATATCCTGATATCGGTGAAATAGACTCAACTGTTAATAATATAACTGATAGTGTAGACAAGATATCAAGGTTTCCAATAATATCACTAACAAAAGATCTTGTAGTTTCAGTAAATGATAAAGTAGAAGTAAGTAGACAAACTACGACAGGAACAGTAACTACTGAATCTGTAGGAAATGTTGATGTAACTGTAAAAGTATCTTTGTTTATTACAGATACCGCTCTAATACAGAGTATAGTAAAAGGAGCAAATTCTCCTGATTATAAAGTAGTACAAGCTGCTATTGCTAGTCAAAATCAAGGTTCAACAACAGAACAGCAAGCAGAAGGTCAAGACGCAGCTAATACACAAATAGAACAATCTTTACAATTACAATCAGGACTTGAACTAACTCTAAGAACAATACAAGTTCATGCTTTAAATAGAGCTATAAATAAAACAAAGACTCCTGATCTAGAAATAGGTAGAAAAGTTTATACATTACCTATATGGGATAAAAAAGATGAAACACAAGGAGGAACTCCTTTTTATACACAGATATTTTCTAACGGTATTTTTTCTGACTATATAACAGACTTGATAGAAAAAACTGTATCTATTGTTGATCCTAGGAACCCAAAAGAAAGATTAATACTTCAATCTAAATACGGGTTTGCTACCGAATTAATGGCAGGTCGTGCTACACAACAAGAATTAAAAGGCAAAGAGGTAGACTTTCAAACTCTACTAAATGCTTATGTAGTACCATATCAAATAAATCAAGAGATTGTAAAAGGCGTTTCTACAAATCACCCCGTATATATTCCATTAGGACTACTACTAATGATACTCAATCATAGTTGTACTATATATGATACTAAAGATAAAGCATCCCAGACTCCTTTAGTGTACATTGATTTTAATCCTAATGTAAACTTCTTTTTAACTAATACAAAGCACTTAAGCACTAATCCTTTTAAAGTGTTAATTCCTTTTGAAGGAGGTTTTTCTGACTATCAAGAATTGTTTTCAAAAGAGATTTTAAGCGCTAATCAAACAAGTATACTTCCACTGTCAGGAAGTACATCAGACACTCCTTTATTTAATACATTTAAACAAGACGTTTTATCTAGTCAAATACCGTCTATTAAATTTGGTGAATCAAATGATGGTATATATAGAGGAAGAATGATGAATATATTGCTAAATATAGATTACATCATACAATTAGTAAGAGACTATAGTTTAAAAGACGGCACTAATAGTATATATCTAAAGACATTTTTAGAGCAAATCATACTAGACATTAACAAGTATTTAGGTAACTTTAGCGTTCTAAGACTAGCTTATAATGACGGAGGAAACACTTTTCATATAGTAGATGATCAAGTTGTGCCTACACTCCCAGAAGAAGAGATGTTAGAACCAGACAATACAGATGAAATTCCATTAGTAGGGAAATACAGTATTGCTAAAAGCTTAGAAATAAGAACAGATGTTAGTAGTAAGTTAAGTAGCATGATAGCAATATCGGCTAATGCAGACGTTCAAGGAAAATCTACCCTTTCTACTAATGGTGATAGTTTTGGTTTTATTAACACTAGTTATAAAGATAGATTTATACCAACTAAAGGAGATATAACTGGAAGTGTTACGTCTGATCAAGACACTGTGAAAGCTGCTGCTATACAATTTAATCAAACTATATCTGACTTCTACAGTAAAATCAACCCTTCAGAAGCAAACGTTTCTCAAGCTACTAACTACTATATAGAGAAGATGAGTAAGGTAAAAAATAACGAATACCCTACAAGAGCATCTTCAATGATCCCTGTATCTGTTAACTTTACAACAGATGGTATATCTGGTTTTACTATGGGCCAAGCTTTCACCATATCAGATCAGCTTCTTCCATACACTTATAATAATCGTATAGTACGAAATCAAAAAGGTTTATCACAAGACCATGTTAATAAAGTCGGCTTTGTTGTAGTAGGTTTAACTAATACTATTGAGAATAATCAATGGACAACAGCTGTTAGAGCTAACATGATATTCTTAAAGTATAAGAGTGATTTTGTTGGATCTATAAAAAGGCCTGCTAATACAAGTCTTCAATTTGGAGTGAACCCTACACAGGCCTATTCTAATTATGTTAATCCTGCAAACGTAACTATACCTAGTGGAGAAGCTAGGAAAAACTTAGTAGACGCTATTAATAAAACTAACGCTACTACTGGTGTAAAAATATTGGCTTTAGCTCAAGCAACTTTAGAAGGTTATTATCCTAACACTAAAGCATATAGAAATAACAATCCTGGGAATTTGAGATCAGTTCAAGGACCTTTTCAACAATTTGCTACGTTAGAAGAAGGAGCTCAGGCTTTAGTTAATTACATAAATAGAGCTATAAGTAAACAAAATAAAAATTATACTAATGCTAATACGTTAGTACAGTATATAAATGTTTACGCACCAGCTTCAGACAACAATGATCCTAATGGTTATGTAGCTAGTGTATTAGGATACTTTAGAAAAGTAGGAGTAAACAACTTTAACTCTAATAGTTTGCTTTCTGAGATTAGTAATTTTAACAACAATGTAAATCTAGTGTGATGTTAAGATACTATCCATCATTCGCCATTCAACCAAATTTAAATACCATAGGAGGAGAATTCCTTTTAGATGGACAACCTTATTCTGGTAAGTATTACGAAACATACGATGGTAGAGCATTTACAGGGTCTACTCCTGAGGTTGGGCCTAGTGAACCTCTAGAAAGAGTTTCTGTTTATTTATCAGCTCCTGGTTTAGCTAACTCTAATTTGTCTGTAAGAAATCAAAAACAGCTGGCTAGTAAAACCGGGGTTTTTGTATCTACAACTAACAACACTAGAATACCAGGTCAACCTAACTCTTATTATCCTCAACCAACTGAGCAAGATTATAGAAAAGGTTATCTTATACGCTACTTCACTAAGAAAGAAAATGAGCGTGGGTTTGTTACAGAGATATCTCAAGACGAGTACAACTCAATTGTGAATGGAACTGCTGACTACGACATATCAATTTACCAAACTGCAACTATACTTTGGAAGTTGACAGGCCCATTAAAGAGTACAAGACAATCACAGTACAATGTTATACCAGGTATCATTGACACAAATCAAAGGTTGACTGAATCGGCTAATAGAACCTTCTTAGGCATTGTTGACTTTATTGGAGGTGACTACGCAAAATTTGCTAGACCTACTCTATAGATAGTTTTTTTACTATCGATACAATAGTATATTATTGTGACTAATAACAGGTTATGTATTTCATCATCGAAGATAAAGAACAACTTCAGCGTCTAGAGCTTTCAGACGAAGCGTTTATACAAATAGTCACTTCTAACGATTATTACCATCCTAAACTGTCAAGAGCTAGTTTAGTATATTATAACAACGGTAAGAAAGGCTATGTATTTGTGATCAATCACTCAGAAGGCTTTTCTCTAGAGTTAAAGTTAGTAGAAGACTTTCTAAAGAAGCACACTAAGATCTATCTACTTGACAAGAAGTTTCACTCATACTTCTTAGATCTACCTAACTCAATCGATGTACAGTTTATCTGTCTAGATAAAAACAACGAGTACAGTTCTTTCAATTGTGACACAGTAGTACACAAAGACTTTTATATCAAGCATCCTGTTCTACCTACCTTAAACGAGATCATACCAATTGCTAAACACTACGAGAAGTGTGAGTGCTTATATAAGTTGGTTAGAGACTACTTCCATCTTGAGATGGACGTTGAACTTCAAGAAAGACTGACTGAAGCGTATAAAGGAGTAGAAGAATCTGGAATCAAAGTAGACCTAAGCTGCTTCCATAAAAAGTTTCAATTCCAACACCCAGAATATAGTTTGTTAGGTGACACTATCTATTCTTACTATAACCTGTATAATTTGACAGCTAGGCCTACCAACTCATTCAACGGTATTAACTTTCTAGCCATACCTAAAGACCAGGACTTTAGACAGTGCTTTGTCCCAAAGAATGACTTTCTTGTAGAGTTTGACTTTGACGCTTACCACCTAAGACTAATATCTAGGCTGATTGGCTTTCAACCACCAAAAGAGTCTATGCACATGTATTTAGGACGCGCATACTTCCACGTGGATGAGCTAACTGATGAGCAGTATAAAGAATCAAAGACCATAACGTTTAAACAACTGTATGGAGGGATTGAAGCCCAATACAAACACATTGACTTCTTTAAACACTTAAGTGAGTTTATTGAACAAGAATGGAAGAAGTACAATGCCCATAAAGCTGCAGTGCTACCGACAGGCCGTATCTTGAAAAAACTACCTGGCATGAACAAGCTAAAACTGTTTAACTATATTGTCCAGAACCTAGAGACCAAAGAGAACATTGACAAGATCTTAGAGCTAAACAAACTTCTAAGTAAGAAGAAGACAAAACTGATCTTGATCACCTACGATTCTTTCTTGTTTGACTTCTGCCAGCAAGACGGTAAAACCCTCTTAAAAAAGATAAAAGAGGTGTTAGAAAAGAACGACATGTTAGTAAAACACAAATACGGCACCAACTATGCTTTCTAGTAATATATCTAATATTTATAATTAATAAAGTTATGCAAGAATTAAAAATAATTGAACTTACCGCAGACTCGCTTATGAATAAGTTGTTTTGTACTTTCTCTTCCAAAGATGGTTTGGATGACACCCTAAGGGAAATAAACAGAGAGTACACCATTCTATATAAAAAGATATTTGTTTTGGCCTCTCCAGAGTCTGAAGAATACATGTGTACATATAACATCGAACTCCAAGGTGGTCAGACCAAGATCCTTCCTAATACTATCCTACTCCATAGAAAGAAAGAGTCAAACACTCTTTATACCATTAATGCCTTGAACACTTTGATCAAGAAGCTGAATAGTGGCGTACTAGATACATCTTTTATGATCAACTGGAACGACTACAAGAATAGTATCTTGTTGACTCAAGGTGATGACTTGAAGAAACTCAACACCACTATCCACAAGATAGTTGCAGTGTAACTAGAAAGAACGATTTTTCCTGTTCTTTAACATTCATTACATTTACCAAAACAGTTATATATGGACATTTCAGTCATTAAATCAAGATTGTCGGCTCTACAGAATCCACGTGGAGGACAAAAGAAAGACCTCAGCCAAACTATTTGGAGGCCTTCCGTGGGTAAACACTCGGTACGTATTGTGCCTTCTGTGTTTAATAAACAAAATCCATTCAAAGAGGTTTACATGCACTATGGCATCAATAACCGTTCTATGATGGCATTATCTAACTTTGGTGAGAAAGATCCTATCGTGGAATTTGCTCAACAACTCCGTAAAACATCTGACAAAGAGAATTGGTCTCTAGCTAAGAAGCTTGAACCTAAGATGCGTGTATTTGCGCCTGTTATTGTTAGAGGTGAAGAAGACAAAGGTGTTCGCCTTTGGGAGTTCGGTAAGCAAGTTTATATGGACTTACTTTCTATCGCTGAAGATGAGGACGTAGGAGACTACACTGATCCTATTACTGGTCGTGATATCACAGTTGAAACTGCTGGTAAAGAAACCACAGGGCTTATGTACAACACATCAACTGTACGTGTAAGAACTAAGTCAACTCCTCTATCAGAAGATTCTAACAAAGTTAAACAGTGGTTAGAGAATCAGCCTGATCCTTTGACACAGTTCAAGAGATATTCTTATGATGAGATGAAAGAGTCATTACTCAAGCATTTGAACCCAGAAGAAGATCTAAAAGAGTCTGCAGATGACGTTGTTGCTAAACAACCTGAATCTAATCAATACACTCTTAGTACAACTAAGCCAAGTGTTGACTCCGCAATTGACGATTTGTTCGATATTTAATAACGAGAGCCCTGGCAATAAAAGCCAGGGTTTTTTAACTCAATAGTTTTGTATGGCAAAAGCAAAAGAATCGCTTACTAGCACTATATCTGGTGCAATCAAAGGAACAGCTGATCTAGAGAAGTTTAAGAAAGGCAAGAACTTATCTGCAGGTGTTGTTTTCAAAGAACAAAGTTGGATACCACTATCACAAGCATTTCAAGATACACTACAAATTCCTGGTATTCCTGTTGGTCACATTACACTGTTAAGAGGACACTCTGATACTGGTAAAACAACTGCACTACTTGAAGCAGCTGTTAGTGCACAAAAGTTAGGAATACTACCTGTGTTTATTATCACAGAGATGAAGTGGGATTGGAATCACGCTCGTGAGATGGGCTTTCAATTTGAAGAAGTAGCAGACCCTGCAACTGGAGAAGTTGTAGACTACAAAGGCTTCTTCTTATATATCGATCGTGAAAGACTAGAATGTATCGAAGACGTAGCAGGTTTTATTGCTGATATTCTTGATGAGCAAAAGAGAGGAACACTACCTTACAACATTTGCTTCTTCTGGGATTCAGTAGGATCAATTCCTTGTAGAATGTCTATCGAGAAAAGCACAAACAATAACGAATGGAATGCAGGCGCTATGTCTCAACAGTTTGGTAACTTCATTAACCAGCGTATTGTACTATCACGTAAAGCATCTCAACCATATACTAATACATTAGTAGCAGTTAATAAAGTATGGGTAGCAAAGCCTGATTCACCAATGGGCCAGCCTACACTTAATAACAAAGGTGGTAACACCATGTACTTTGACTCATCTTTAGTTATCACATTCGGTAACATTGCAAGAGCAGGTACAAACAAGATCAAGGCTACTAAGAATGGTAAAGAAGTAGAGTTCGCTAAGAGAACTAGAATTAGCTGTGATAAGAATCACGTAACTGGTGTTACAGCTGTTAACAAAGTCATTATGACTGTGCACGGGTTTATCAATGATGATAAGAAAGAGCTTGATGAGTACAAGAAGAAGTATTCAGATCAATGGATGAAAGTCCTTGGATCTAGTACGTTCGATGTAGTAGAAGAAGAAACTGCCTTATCACCTGATATATTTGACACAGAAGATTAATGAATAAAGAATACAAAAAAATATTCGACTCTTTAAAAGAGGAGAAAGACCTAGACTCAGTAGACAGCCGAGTGCTATTAATAGATGGCCTAAACACCTTCTTGAGAGCATTCGCTGCTATTGGTTGGGTCAATAAAGACCTATCACATATTGGAGGTTTAACTGGCTTTTTAAGGTCGTTAGGCTATGTTATTAAATTAGTTAGACCAACTAGAGTGATCATAGTGTTTGATGGGCAAGGCTCGTCAACAAACAAAAGGTACATTTACCCAGATTATAAAGCTAATCGTGGACTTAGTAGAGTTACTACTTGGGATTCATTTGAATCACAGCAAGAAGAGTCTGACTCTATTACTGAACAATTAGTAAGACTAATCTTTTATCTAAAGGCACTACCAGTCGATCTTTTGTCTATCGACAAGATAGAAGCAGATGATGTTATAGGTTACATTAGTCAGAAACTACCAGGTGAAGTTACAATCATGTCAAGTGATCGTGACTACTTACAACTAGTATCTGATAAAGTAACAGTCTATTCACCAACAAAGAAGAAGTTCTATGATCATGATCTAGTGCTTACTGAGTATGGTGTTAGTCCTAACAACTTCTTGACACAAAAGATACTGCTAGGTGATTCTGGAGATAATATACCTGGTGTAAAAGGGCTTGGCTCTAAGACAATGCTCAAAGAGTTTCCTGAGTTAGCGAAAGATGATCTAGTAACTCTAGACGATGTTCTAGCAAAGTGTGATGGCAGAAAAAAGATACTAGAGTCGATCAAGAACTTTGAATTTCAGCTTAGAATTAATCAAAGACTCATGGATCTAAAGAGGCCGAACATTCCAGAAGAAGCAGAAGAGGAAATAAAAAGTGTGTTACTCAATCCAAATAAAGGTTACGATTCACAGAAATTTCTTACATTGTATCATGAGGATGAGTTAGGTAACTCAATCCAAAATGTACAAGCATGGTTATTCAATCATTTTCACAACTTACAAAAGTATAAATAGTTATGTCGAACTTAAATCAGTTACAGCAGTACGGTATTGGTTTTCAAGTAAAGGTTTTATCTAGCTTACTAAAGCACAAAGAGTTTCTACAAAACATTAACGATATCTTAGATACCGAAATGTTTGACAATCCTGCACACAAGTGGATTGTTGGTGAGATACTACGTTACTACTACAAGTATCATACAACACCATCTGTAGATGCACTACAAGTTGAAGTTAGAAAGATAGAAAACGAGGTATTGAAAGTATCAGTAGTCGAGCAGTTAAAAGAAGCGTTGAAGGCTTCTAATGAAGATCGTGAGTATGTAGAGCAAGAGTTTAGTAGTTTCTGTAAGAATCAACAGATCAAGAAAGCTATCTTAAATTCAGTAGGCCTTTTAGAGAAAGGTCAGTACGATGATATCAAGTATATGATGGACGCTGCGTTAAAAGCAGGTCAAGACAAATCAATAGGCCACGAATATGAGAAAGATATTGAGACACGTTATCGTGAAGAAGAACGTGCCGCTATACCTACAGCATGGCCACACGTAAATGAGCTACTAATGGGAGGCCTTGGTTCAGGTGACCTTGGTATTATATTCGGTAATCCTGGAGGTGGTAAATCATGGATGCTAGTTAATATGGGCGCCATGGCAGTACAACGTGGTTACACAGTTTGTCACTACACATTAGAACTATCTGAGTATTATGTAGGTAAAAGATACGATTCACTATTCACAGGAATCGATGTACAAGCTGTACATAAACACAGAGGGGCTATTGAAGAAGCTGTGTCTAAGGTAAAAGGTAAGTTGATCATTAAAGAGTTTCCGATGGGTAAGGCAACTACACATACCATCGAATCACACATTCAGAAGTGTCGTGATCTTGGGTACCCACCTGATCTAGTTATCATAGACTATGTTGATCTATTGAAGAGCAAAACTAAGTCAATTGACCCTAAAGACGCAATCGATGATGTTTATACAGCTACCAAAGGTATGGCAAGAGAATTGAAGGTGCCAATCTGGACTGTATCACAGGTTAACCGTGCCGGTGCCAAAGACGACGTTATCGAAGGTGACAAGGCAGCAGGATCTTACAACAAGATGATGATCGCAGACTTTGCTATGTCACTGTCTAGAAAAAGACAAGACAAGGTAAATGGTACAGGCCGTATACATATTATGAAAAATCGTTATGGCATGGACGGTATGACCTACGCTGCCAAGATCAGTACAAATAACGGATCAATTGAAATAAACCCTGACAGTCTAGATGATGATGAGTTAAATATAGAGACCTCAGCTCCAATCTCTGGCTCCAACAAAGGCTACAATTCTAGCCTGGACCGTGATGAGAAGGCTTATTTGGCATCGAAATTTTTTGAGCTGAATACCTAAAGCTGATATTTATTAGAGAAAAACAGACCCCTATGAATTTTTTGATAGATCTACTTAAAAAGGCAACTAAAGGAGACAACTTTCGTGTTAAAGCGACTCCTACAAAATACAACGACAAGATTGCCCAATTAAACACCACTTCAAACAATCAGTTTGATAGACTAACTACATCTAGGATCAATCAAATTCAGAAGACAGGTAATTCTGTTTTGACTCAATCTAGTTCCAAAGGAACTATCCTACCAGGTTCTTAATCGAACCTAGCATCACTTAAGACTGAGAAACAGGTTATATTGTTGACTAGAAGGCTTTCAGGTCTCTTAGAGGCCACTTTATTATATAAACTATTTTAAAAACTAAAACAAAAAATGGAATCAAAGGACATTCTTATCCCGTGGGGCGAAATTGGATACATTACATTTAAAAGAACTTATGCTAGAAGATTAAAAGAGGATGATCCTAATTCTAAGACAGAAGAGTTTTGGCAAGTTGTACAGCGTGAGCTAGATGCTTCAGACAAGCAGTTAAAAGTTGGCTTCACTGAAGAAGAGAAAAAGAGGTATGCTGAAATGAGGCTTAACTTGAAGTTCTCTACAGCTGGTCGTTTTATGTGGCAGCTTGGTACAAAGACTGTAGATAAGCTAGGTCTACCGTCTTTACAAAACTGTGCATTCGTTACAGTTAACAATCCTATTAGACCATTCACATGGGCCTTTGAAATGTTAATGTTAGGTTCAGGTGTTGGTTACAATATTCAAAAGCACAACGTTTATCAACTACCTAAAGTAAAAGGGAAAGTAAAGATTGAACGTAAAGACGTTAAAGACGCTGACTTCATTGTACCAGATACACGTGAAGGTTGGGTGAAGTTGCTAGGTAAAGTATTGAAAGCGCACTTCTATTCTGGAGAAGGCTTTACATATTCTACAATGATGATCAGATCTAAAGGGGCTCCTATCAAAGGATTCGGTGGTACCGCATCAGGCCCAGAAGATCTTTGTTGGGGTATTGCTGAGATCAATAAGATATTGAATGGTCGTGCTAATAAGAAGTTGAGACCAATTGACTGTCTAGACATCATGAACATTATAGGCATGGTTGTAGTTGCAGGAAACGTTCGTCGTTCTGCACAAATCTCTATTGGTGATTATGATGACATCGAGTATTTGAAAGCTAAAAGGTGGGACCTCGGTTCTATTCCTAACTGGAGAGCTATGAGTAACAACTCAATCGTAGCACCAGAAAATACAGACGATCTACTTCCTGAGTTCTGGGAGACTTATAATCAAGGTGAGCCTTACGGTCTTATCAATTTAGAACTATCTAAAACAGTTGGTCGTACTGGTGAAACACAATATCCTGATCCAGAAGTAGAAGGGTTCAACCCGTGCGCAGAGCAATCACTTGCTAACTTTGAAACATGTTGTTTAGCTGAGGTATATCTACCTAACATCAATTCTTATGATGAGCTAAAAGAAGCAATCACATTTGCATACCGCATGAATAAGCACTCTCTTGCTTTACATTGTTCTTTAAAAGAGACTGAGAACATTGTTCACAAGAATATGAGAATGGGAATCGGTATGACTGGTATTCTTCAAGCAACAGAAGAACAACGCTCATGGTTAAAAGACGCTTACGTATGGCTTCGTGAATATGACAAAGAATATTCAGCTAAACACAAATTCCCAGCTAGTATTAAACTAACTACTGTTAAACCTTCTGGTACACTTAGCTTGTTAGCAGGTGTAACACCAGGAGTTCACCCAAACCCAGCAGGGCCATACTACATTCGCCGTGTAAGAATCTCTTCTCAATCACCATTAGTTGACGTTTGTCGTCAGCATGGCTACCACATCGAGTACCAAAGAAAGTTTGATGGTTCAGAAGATAAGTCTACAATGGTAATATCATTCCCGTGTAAACTACCTGCAACTACACCTGTTGCCGCTGATTATGACTGGAAGACGCAGATGGATATGGTACGTCGTATGCAAGCTGAATGGTCAGACAACTCTGTAAGCTGTACTGTATACTACAAGAAAGAAGACATCGAAGACATCAAGAAGTACTTGAAAGACCACTTCCGTCATGAAATGAAGACAGTATCATTCTTGTTGTATCACGGCCATGGTTTTGATCAAGCACCTTATGAGACCATTACAGAAGCTCAGTATCTAGAGATGACTAAGAATGTTAGACCAATTACCTCTGTAGAAGTAAAAGAGTCTGAAATGGAGCTAGCCGAGTGTGAAGGAGGATTCTGCCCAGTTAAGTAGGTCTAAGGATATTTATTTTTAGATGCCTATAACACTACTAAATACAAACAATAGTGGACATATTGAGTTACGAAACCAATATAACTCAGGGTATTTTAGTATAAGTGTTTCATCATCAGCGGCACCGGCTCCTGCAACAGATCAAATTAAAGCACAGTTGTCGACTAGTTTAGCTGCCTACAATGCCGCTACAGTAAATGACTGGGTAAAGATAACATCTACAGAATATAACAATATATTCAACAACATACCTGGAGCTACTAAACGTGGTAATACAGATGTTCAAGTTGCTACTAGAGCAGTGTCAGCTGGTTTTACTGAAATGCAGTTTGCTATTAACAATAACCCTAATACTGCACTCACTATTAACACAGGTGAATATCCTATAGCTTTTGTAGCTGAGACTTGGAATAGTACACAAACAGTGCAATTCGGTTATGATACAGACTATCATACAGGAGCCCCTACCTATGGAAATAGTGTAACTGTAACTCCAGTTGGAGCATGTTACTATGTTAGAAAAGCACCAACAGGTGTAGAATCTGCTCCAGCGTCTCAGACACTATATCCATCACTAAAAATAAATGGTGGTACTTTTAACCTTGTTCCTAATACTAGTGGATGGTTTACAACAAATGGTGGTACTAGTTGGACATCTTATCAAGGAAATGTCAACAATGGCGCTGCTAAGTTTCAAATGATAGTTACATCAACAAAGTCATGGTAAAAAAGAAGAAAAAAGAGTTCATAGAAAATGTACATTACTATTTAGAAGGTGAAAGGATCGTTTTTACAGAACAATTTCATCTAGAAAGAGGCCAATGTTGTGGTACAGGCTGTAGACACTGTCCTTATGATCCTAAACATACAAAAGGCACTATAGACATAAAGAAGAAAGATAGGAAATAGTTTTGTATATTTATCTAAAATCACACAATGACATTTACTATTACTAGAGAGTATCTTTACCTTGGAGTGACGATCGTACTTCTTTTAATCCAAGTGTGGCAGATGTTTAAAATAGACGCACTCAAAAAAGAGATAGACAATATATGGAATCAAATTCATATTATTGCTATATCAGCTGGTAATACACTTCAAAAACTAGAAAAGAAAATCGATGAAAAACAAGACAAACAATGAAGAGTCAAAAGGACTAGGTGATACTATAGCCAAAATCACTCATGCAACAGGTCTAGATGTTGTAGCAGAAAAAGTTGCTCATGCTATGGGAAAAGAAGACTGTGGTTGTAATCGCCGTCGAGAGAAGTTAAACGAACTATTTCCTTATAAGACTGAAGAGAAAAAAGACTAATCAAGTATATGAATAAAAGTTATGTTACAGTTCAAACCATCGATACACTAAAAGAGATGGTTGAACACATTAAGGCGCACGACATTATTGCATTCGACACAGAAACAAACAGCCTAAACCCTCGTAAAGGTAAGATCATAGGCTTCTCAGTATCAGGAGAAGTTGGCAAAGGCTACTACATGCCTACTATGATATTCAAGGACAACGAACTACAAGACGCTTATATCGATGATAAGCTTTGTCATGACCTTGCAAAGAAAACTATTTCACTATTAATTGGTAAGAAGTTAGTGATGCACAACGCATCATTCGACTGTAGATTCGTTAAGTGCTTCTATGATGTAGACTTACTATCTAGCCTACATGTTGATACACTCTTGTTAGTGCATACAGTAAAAGAAGAAGGTGCTGGCTTTATGGCAGGCTCATCATTTGGTCTTAAAGACATTGCTAAGTCTATACAAAAAGAGATTGGTCTAGATGTTGAACAAGCTGCCAATGAAGAGCAGTTGAAGATGAAAGAGTCTATTAAGAATAACGGTGGATCAATCACACGTGAGAACTATGAAATCTGGAAAGCAGACCTTGAACTACTTTCAGAATACGCATCAGCAGATACTGACTTGACTCTTAGAATATATCACCACTTCATGAATACACTTAAAGAAGAAGGGCTAGAGAAGTTCTTCTTTGAAGATGAAGTTATGCCTGTGTATAAAGAGGTAACTATTCCTATGGAGATGGTTGGTATGAAGATAGACCTTGATCTTATAAAGACTAGTCGTGCTAAGATTATAGAAGAGCTACAAAAGTATTCTGAGCTTGTTACAAAAGAGTTGTTGAAGCATGAGTCTGTTCGTGCTTGGGTTATTATGAAAGCGTTAGACGCATATCCTCCTAATAACAAAGGTACATTCGCACAAGAGCTTTGTCGTGAAGCTAAGTTAGATCTTGAAGCCTCTGCTAAAACAGGAAAGTACAGCCTAACTCAATCAGCTTTGATCAGGCTTCCTGAATCACCAGTTAAACACTTTTTGCTTCATGGTGATGATGCTGTTCTAGACAAAGAGATGGTAACTAAGATTAGTCTTAGACTTTGGAAACAAGACAATGATGGGCAGTTCTTTAACATTCAATCAAAAGATCAGTTAGGTGAAATTGCTTTCGGTGTTCTAGGCATCAAACCTTTGTCTACTACTAAAACAGGTAAACCTCAATTTGACGACGATACTGTACAATCTATTGCAGGCAAATACGAGTGGGCTAAGAATTTACGTATCTACAACAGGCTACTTAAGATCAAATCAACATACATGGACCGCTTTCTTGACAATCAAGAAGATGGTCGTTACTACTTCTATTACAAACAACATGGTACAGTGTCTGGCCGTTATGGTTCAGATGCTCAACAACTTCCTAGACCTAAAGAAGAAGGAGACGACGAACCTATCGTTATCGAGTACAACAACTTGATTCGTGCATTCTTTATCCCAGAAGAGCATAACATATTTGTTGACTGTGATTATGAATCACTTGAGCCTCATACATTTGCTCACGTGTCTGGTGATGAAGGCTTAAAAGACATCTTTCGTAACAACTGGGACTTCTATTCTACAATTGCAATCAAGACAGAAGGACTGAATCAATATT